ATATACAACTCTCACACACTATCATAATAATCGATTTTATGACGCCAAAAGTGCAATTAAAGTGCAGTCTTATCTCCAACCGAGTCTCAACGCTATCTCTTGCACGATCTCATCTCGCCAGTTGATCGCTGTTCGCCTGCTCACATGCAGCTCCATCGCGATGCCGTCCCAGGTCAGCCTCTGTGGCCTTGTCCAGTACTTCAATCGAACCAGCTTCTGCCGCTCCGGCGACAGTCCGTCATATACGTCCTTGATGGCCTCGGCCACCTCGGACAAGCTGGACAACCGCTTATCCGTCACCAGGCGCGTTGCCCTCTGCGCTGTTGTGTCGCTCGGTAGATTGCTCCGTCCACCTCCGACTCTGTTCGGCTCCGGCGATGCGTGCAGGATCTCGTCTCGCAGCCTGGAGATCTCCTTGATCGTGTCCTGGTAAGCGTAGAGCTCTGCCTCGACATGCTGAAACGCTCCTCGGCTAATCTTGATTGTGGTTGTTGTTTCAGCCATTATTTCACCGCTCCCTTCTTCCGCTGGTTAAACTGATCCGGCATCCGCAGCACATACTCCCGCCCGGAGACGCGGATTATGGTCGGGACGCCCTTCTTGACTTTGAGAACGGTCACGACCGGACGGTATTTGTCACCGCGGTTCATGTTGCATCACCGCCGCACCGATTTCTGCCAACAACGTTCTCGCCCTGCGCCCACCGTCATTGATCTCTCTGCCACGTGCCATGCGCTCGTAAAACCGCAAACACTCGACCAGCTTCTCCCGTTGCTCAGCTTCCTTTTTCAACCGCTCATAGAATACTTCGCTTGAGGATTTGTACATGTTCCGTTCCTGTTCCAACTCGCACAACTCCGCCACATGCGCGTTATGTGCGGCGCGTTCTTCGGCGTATTCGCGTTCCAAACTCTCCAGTTCGGAGAGGAGGAAACGACACCGATTATCAGTTATAGTTCCGACAGTATATTTTCCTTTCGCGCGTTCCAACGCTTCCCGTATCTCCGCAATCTTCTTTTCCCGTTCTATTGCTTCGCTCATATTCATTCGCTCATCACCGCCAGTAGAGCCATTTGCTCTCTTGTGAGTCCGTCTGTGCTCATGCCGGTTCCTCCTTCAGCTTTCGGAACACTTCCCGTTGTTGGTTGATTAGCCTTTTTATCGCCTTATTCTCATAATTCACAAGCGTTAATTTCTCAAGTACCTTAAAGCCTTGATTTTTCACGTCAACAAATCTATCTTCGGTCATTCCAAGTGCTGAAATTGGAATTGGCACATCGTCCTCGTCTGCAATTTCTTTCGCTAACTCAAAATCATACAATCCGGCAGTTTCAAGGACGGCTGTATATCCTTGTTCGTTTGGACCCCAAAACAAATGTGCATTACCTCCGAAAAACATATCCCGATGTCGCAAACAAACGATCACGAACTTTTTACTCATCCCTTTATTCCTCCAATCCGGCGAGCTTTGCAAGCTCCGCCATCGCTTTTGTTTTGACGGAGGGAATGTCGTGATGATAGTCGATCATCGCCAACCTATACTCCAGCACCTTGCGCGCGACTTCTTCGGGTGATTCGGAAACTAAGCAAACGCCAGACACTGTATTGATTTGGGAATATCCATTATCCCACGGTTCGACCGATACGATTTTTTCAGCGGCAATGTAGACATCCTCCTTAAACCGTATCATTCGTTCTCGTCTCCTTTCATAACATCCACCACGATGCCTTCTTCAGAATATCTTCCGGGAATATGGTCATCAGGCGTGGCGTTTTTGTGCTGGTTCCTAAAATACAGTTCGCCATTTTCGTCACGTTCGACTTTGTACTGAACACCATGAAACTCCCAAATGTCTCCGACTTGAATATTCCTACATCGTTTCGATCACGCATCGTTCCCATCTCCTTCCTCGACTTCTTCCCAATATACGTCATAACGTGCGGCTCCGTTTAAAATACCTTCTTTTGTTTTTACAGCGAAATATCCACCATATTTTTCCCGTAAAAATTCCCGAAAATCTCCTTCGCAAATTTGGAGAACTGCGCCGTCTGATCTTCGCACAAACCTATACATCGTTCCCGTCTCCTTCCGGTGCGTTGATGCTGATTTCACATCCGCAACACGGGCATTCAATCCATTTCACCTTCGCCGCATTCATCACACAAATGTCTTTTTCTTGCCTTGCGCTCCTGCTTCGTCCAGTTTCCGAATCCCAAGGTGCCGCCTCCTTTCGCTAATAGAGTTCCGGGTCTGCCTCACACCCGTTCGGACAGTAACCTTCCTCGTCTTTCTGGTAAAAACATCCGCCCAAGTCGAAAAACATCGTAGCCCACCAAACTTCTCCACATTCAGGACATTTGTGCTTCACGTATTGTTCATCAAACATGATTGTCACCCCTCACATCTCACATTTTCCGCCGGTGCAGTCGTGTACGCGCTTTATACGCTCTCGTCGTATTGTGCGAAGCAACCGCAGCCTCCTATATCGAACAAGTCTATTTGCTTTCCTAGTCCGCTTTCCCATTCCTCACGCAACTGTCGTAACGTCAGCGTTTCCTCTTTCCCGTTTACTGTTCGCGTGAGAATCGAAACATCATCACGCCCCAGGTATTCGCGCATTTCTTGCTCTTTCTGCTCATGGTATTTGTAACGCTCTGGCATAGTTTTTAAGAGGTTGATAAAATGACCCTGACCAGCGCGTACACAGAACCCGCCGCAGTTGTTATGCGCGAATCCTAGTTCGTAAAGACGCGGTACTTTTATACCTACCTTGCGCAACTCTCTTTGCATGTCTTGCTTGTCCAGGTACGGCGCTTCCGTCATTGGTGCTTGTACCGTGTAAGGCTGCCAATGCTTCACGATGCTTGGGAGCCTATGAATCTCACTCCAGTCAATGCCGACATACAAGGTCACTTCATCCGGTTTGAAGTTTAATTCTACCCATTGTCGTGAAACCTTCTGTTTAAGCAAGTGGGAACATTGGGCGATCCGGCTATTTCCGATCCACCGAACGTCTTTGAATACTTCCCAAGGTGTTCTCCCGTCTTTGATCCATTCCAGCTTGACACCTAGGTTTTCCGCCGTTTCCCGCAGGAACCGGTATAAGTCCTCGTCTTCGATTAGCGTATCAGTGAAAAGAAGGATCACATTTTCTTTTCCGTGTTTCTCTATGACTCTTCGAGCCGCCATCCATGAGCCGAGGCCACCGCTGTACATAATCACATGTTTCATCGCTCGTGCCACCTATTCATCACATCCCGCACTGCCATCCCGGCAATCAACACCGTATACCCGCGACTCGTCCGGCAGATCATCCGGTATCCATCTCAGCGCTTGCCTCAACTGCGTCAATGTCGTCGCGTCAAGATCACCGTGTTCTTCGATCACATCGACGATAGCGGCCACTCGGTCAAGGCGCTCTTGCAGTATTTCAATCTCACACCACGGGCACGTCCGCTTGAAGTGGTCGTGTTTTTCGCACCAGTTCATTCCCCCGTCACCCCGATCTCTTTGAGGATGTCGCGAGCGCGTTGGCCGTGGTCAAGGACAATCGGTGCATAGTCCCCGTCCGGTCGGCGTTTGATTTCGTGCGTGTCTTTCTTCGCATACCACCGCAACCCTTCGATTAGTTTTTGCCGTTCTACTGCATAACTGATAATTACGTCTATATCTTGCTTTTTCAACCGATCAATCTCCTGTTGTTTTTGCTCCAGTTCTTCGCGGAACCATTCCAACTCGCACCCCACGCATTGGTGGTAAATCATCACCGGGTTGTCCGCATGTCGTTTGCAGACTTTTGCCATTCCACCGTCACCCCGATTTCGTGAAGAATGTTTTGGACAATTTCAAGCGGCTCTTCAAGAAGATCACAAACGTCGTACGCTTCTGCTTCGTGCGCTTCGTCATGATCGGTTTTCATAATGCGGTATAACTTTCGCAACCCCTCGATCAGTTTATTTCGTTGATCAAAATACCTTTCGCAATCTTCTTCCAGATCGTTGATGATTCGCGCGTAAGATTCAGCCACTTTTTTCAGCAGTTCGTTTTGTTCTTCCATGCTCAACGTCGTCGGAATTTGTGCAACCACATCACCGCACGACGGGCAGATATATTCGTTGCCGTTTTTCTCGGCTACCTTGAAACATTTTGGGCATCCGGGCTTCATTCCACTACCACCCCGATTTCTTTCAATTTCCTTTTTGCAAACGCAGATGTATACGGACATTCCGTGTCGGTCCTAATTGTTTGCAATGCATCGATCAGTTTTTCTCTGTCCTCGCACGCCTTTTTTAACCGCTCGTAGAATACTTCGCTAGAAGCCTTATACATATCCAGTTCCTGTTGTGCGGATACAAGTTTAGTCATCAATTCTCCTGCATATTTAACCTGTTGTTGGTATCCTTCAACTGCCGCGTCCCGTTCCTCTTTCAACCGTTCAATCTCCTGCTGCAATTCTGCGACCTTTTTTTCGGTGTCAGTCATGGGTTTCATCCTCCCCATTCATCACCGCCAGTAATGCCGCTTTGCAACGTTGTTCCGGTGTGGCGTGGATAAGCATGCACATTTTTCGAATGTCCGATATGTCCTGAACTTGACTATATCCGAATACAACTGATGCCAGTGCGTGGACATACATCGAAGGGTCTTTCTCGATTACTTTTGTTTCGGCTTCAAACGCTGCGGCTATGTCGGTGGAAGGTTTAAAATCCTTTACCAATCCCTTATGGCGATGAGTATTAGGATTGATTTCTTCCCACCAATCGGTCTTTAACCAGTTCGTTTTCCACCCCATCACCTTTTCAGCCACCAACGCATCCAGTTCCCGTCCCGGCTTCATGTTCATGATCTCTTCACGTGTCAAAACTCACACCTCCCGCTCGGACAGTCGTTGCCGTAGACGGTGGATTCGTCCAGTCGCTTTTTCCACATTTGCTCGAACCGGTCTCGCTCTACTTCAACGATCTCGCCGTCTTTTAACCGTCTGATCGTAACCTTATCGTCCGTAACATCTTTGATTAACACATCCGCATATTGTCCTGGACTATGAGTAGCATACACACGGTATGTTTCACCAATGTTCATTCCGACTCCACCTCTATCAATTTTTCTAAGTACCATCTTGCTTTTCGCAGATCATCCACTCCGTTCTTCCGCTTCCACCGCCACACGTACTTAATCACATTGCCCGTGCACACGGCTTCGATGCCCTCGAGTCCCACCGTCGCCGCCTCAATCGCGTCGATACACTCCACCTTTCCTGCGGTGTAGTGCGCCGGGCGATTGATGATGTCGGGGCGTTCCCGGCACTCGTGCTTTTGTAATTCAAGCGGGTTCCGGGCCCCAAATCCGCAATCAGCGCAAACATACATCGTTTCTCGATTGGTCATGCCTCGCACCTCCCGCTACGACAGTCCATCCCGTACACACTCGTCTCATCAGCTACCACCGCCAGTTCTGCGAATTGCTGCAGGATCATTTCCCCTTCCCCTCCTTCTGCTTCTCTATCGACTTCCCCACATCTTCCGGCAGTAGCACCGTCAGCGTTTTGCGTACTTTGTCACCGGGTTTCATGTTCCAGTCCCTCCATCAATTGTTTCACTTCCTCCAACGACTCCACCCACACGGCCACAGCTCCGGCCTCGCGCCACTTCTCGAGTTCGTGCATCTGCAGTTTTGTTGGCTTCTCGCCTGGCCGTTTCACTTCGATCTCGATGTGCCGGCCGCGGTAACACGCCGTGATGTCCGGCGTCCCGGCGCCGCTGTACGCGCTGCCGTGGTTGTTTCGCGCTCGGCAGCCGGGGAGGCTGTTTAGGTACCGGAGGATAGATGATTGAATGGATGCTTCTCGTTTAGGCGCTTGAGTGCGATGCGCAGCCAATCCAACCACCTCGCCAGATACTTTTCTTTCATCTCGTCGTATTCAGCCTGGCTACTCCAGGCGACGCGCCCCGTCGGGTTGATGTCCGGCCGGAGCACCCAACCGCTTTTCCCCGCGCGGATCCGCGTACCGCCGCAGCGCATCCCGTTCAGCACGGCGCAGAATTCCGCCGATTTTTCCGCATCCAGCGGATGAAAGGTATGCGCGATCCGCAATAGTTCGTTCCACAGATGCGAGTCCTCGGCAAGATCCGGACGCGGGTCTTCGTAGATGGGCGGCGGTGTGTATGTTTGTTCTTTTTCCTCGGTCTTATCGGCTTTCAATTCGAGTTGTTCCCCGGTTGAATATTGAAAAATCAGTTGTTCGAGGCTCAACTAAGTCACCTCCGATGAGTACATGTCCACATGTCCACTTTTTTTATGAATTAGTGGACATGCGAACATGCCTTGTGTTTCAAGCTATTTCAGCGATTTATGTCCACTGTCCACTAATTGAAAAACATATACCCACTTATAGAAGATGTTGTGCTGTGAGGTTGTTAGGTTCCACTTCCTTACCAGAAACACATCTCGCGCGTTACGAGAGTATATTTTTATTTTTGTGGACATAGTGGACATAAATTTGATAGAAAGCCCGATTTCATCAGGTTTTCTACATGTCCACTAACTTAAATTTCAGTGGACATGTAGTGGACATAGTGGACATATAGACTAATCATCGAGGTCATCTTTAAAACGCGATCGTTTAATAGCAACAAAGTATTTCAATTCGCTTTTGGCGTATTCGCTGTGTCCCATTCGGACATACTCGCGAACTTTATACCGGACTTTACTTTCGCCATTCCTTTGTTCCGTCTTAATTACCCCAGTCTGTGCCCAATCCTTGAGAATCCGTTTCGGGTTAAACCCGACGTCCTTCATCGCCTTCTCGAAAACCACCGGGAAGATATAAAGCCAGTCGTCCGTCTTTTTCCCATACCAAACGTTCTGGATCGTATCACTGAACGCCGCAGAATTTGCGTCCGACCAGCTCATGATATAGTCGTAAGCCCGCAGCGCGTCGTCTGCCTCGCTCGTTTTTTCGAGCATTCCGAGGATCTCCTCGCCCATCTTCACGGTTTCCATAAAGGCGGTTGTTTCGTCCAAACCGAAAATCCACTGACTAGCGTAGAAATCCGCCAGCATGGCGATGGTAACCGCCGAGACGTGGCTGGAAAGGTTGTCCGGGAATTTCTTTTGCAGGACATCGAGAAACTGCTCATACCCGGTCAGCACCATCTTCGGATCCTTGGACAACTCATCCATCAGCCGGCGGATAAACGCCACTCCGGCGGTGCCGTAGTGGTACACGATGCCGCGGTGAATCCTCTGCGCCGCAAGCTCGTCCGGGATCGGCGCCCCGTACACTTCCAGCGTGCGAGACTTCACCCCCGCTGTGCTGCTGTCCGTCGAAATCGGGTCCTCGCCAGTTGTCAGCACGATCGTTTTCCACTGCTGATACTCCCGGATTCCGCCGCCTTTCGAACCGCGTGTCCGGCCTTTCCCCATGGAGAGCATATAAACTAAGGATTCGATGAAACTTTGATTCCTAGCCGCAACCTGTTGCTCGTCCAGTCCAATCGGCAGATCGTTATAAAATCCGGCGAGCTGTTCGATGCCGACCTTCGTTGTGTTAAAGTTCGCCATGATATCTTCCGGTCGCCCCCACACGGAGAGCGCGGCGACCATCGACGCCGTTTTTCCGCCGCGGGACCGACCGTAGACGTGGAAAATGAAGATGCGCTGATTCACAAGTCGCATGAGCGGCGCGGCAAAGCTGCAGGCAAGCATGAACCTGGCGATCGGGAATTTGCGAATCGGCGCGATGAACGCCACCCAATCCTCCAACGTGCCGGCTTCGTGAAATCCGGAGAGTTGCTTTGCCATGTCGGGGTTGTCGACGATATAGTCGCCTTCCAGTCCCGGAAAAAAGTGCTTGGATCCGTACCACCCCATTCGGCTGACCGTTTTGACGAGCGGAATTTCCTGAATGTACGTCCGTTCAAACTCCTGGAGATAAGAGACAAAATATTTCGACGTCTCGGAGTTGATCGGCACGTCCATCTTCCGCAGAATCGTCGCCTTGCTGCTCGTGAACGCCACGTCTGCGTCCACAATGGCACGCTGCCACTCATTGTCCCGCCACCAGGATAACTCGACACGCGCCTCATCGAGACCGCTGTCCACCCGTTTCAGCCGCTTGGTAATGAAGAGCGGTGCCGAGCAAATCTGAATGTAATTGGGCCCTTCGTCGGTAAAAACGACCTTTGCGATGCCGCTTTCACTGATCATCCAGTCGCCGAATTTCCGAATCTCGAATGGAAACGGCTTGTTTTCGAGCCAGTCCGCTTTGATCGGAGGTGCTTCCTCGCCAGGCTGAACGACGCGAATGTTTTGCTGCTGCGCCTGCTTCTGTTTGACCGCGCGTTCCAGGTCAGGGATGCTGACGAGCCGGCCGGCGGCATCCTTGATTTCGCCTTTCAACCGCGCATATTCCGCCGCGTCACGTTGTCTGAGTACCGCCAGCGCGCCAATGACCTCGTCGTCATAAATCGTTTCCCGCTTAGGTCCCCGCCTAAGCTCCCGAATCGCCGCGTCCACCGTGATTTTCGCGAGTACCAACGGGCTCGACACAAACCCGATCGGCGCCTTGACGCCGCAGCCGCCCACCGGGCAGCCGGTGAATCCGAGATTATCCTGAATATACTGGCATGTGTGCGGTTCACCGTCCTGCAGGGCGTGCTCGATTTTTCGGTCCGTCTCCGCCGGCGAGTACCCGGGATACGGCCGGCTGAGCTCATGGATCAGTTCCCGCCCGCCATCCGCCCGCGCCAGATTCGAGATCATGGCGTACCATTCCGGTTCGCTGAGAGTCTCCGCATTATCCCGGCAGTGTTGGCAAAACGCGCAATTGTTCAGAATCACTTCCGCCCCGGCGCCGGGCTCATACTCGCGCTTCGGTTTTGGCGGCGGCGTTGGTTCGGGATCCTGTTTCTTTGTGAGCAGTTCCATCAACCACACCGGCGGATCGGCGGGCTCGGCGTCCTCGGGCGGAATTACCCATTCATACCGCCGCCCCGACGGATGGATCGACGGCGGCGCGACAATATATCCGCCGTCGCCGCGAAAATCGAGCCCCGGTTTTTTCCCGGCGAAGTTCCGCCACTCTCCACCGCCGGGATGCCGAAACAGATAGTGACGACCCTTCCCCGTGTTCGTGTGCGGTGTCCGCGGGATGTCGCTACCAGCGACTTGCTCAAGTGACCGCCGTCCGTCCTCACCGTCAACGTCCAGCACGACGATGCCGGATACCGCCCCTGTGGCGATGCCGATGTTTGCTTCCGGCCACTTTTCCCACCAGGAGCGAATTTCGTCCTCCGTCGCCCGGCGTTCCTGATATTCCTTCCATGAAGCGATCGCCGGCTTTTTGTCGCGGCGTCGGAGGGGAATCACACTCCATCCGAGCCGCGCGTATTCGAGTGCATGTTCAAGCATGTTCACGGTATCCCCTCCGACAAGGAGTGCGGCCGTTTGACCGCCTCACTTTATGCAATGTCTTCATCCGTGCTGGTTCCTGCCGTCTCCTGCACGTCGTAATCCGTCACATCGATCGTGACATTCCGCAGCACAGGCTTAATGCCGGCGACGTATGCCTTCATGTGTTCGATTTCCTCTTTGGTCAGGTCTTTCACGCGGGTAAATACACCTTCGCTGTATTCGATGCCTCCGCTATTTTTCGCCTTTTGCAGTTTGATTTTGGTCACGACGCCATAAAACTTTTTCAGTTTGGATGTGAGATTGACCATATACGCATTCCATGCTTTGACGCTGGTTGGCGGGATTGTGATAATGAGTGGCAGGATTTCACCTTCCCTTAGCAGCGCCACACGCTTCATGTTTTTGCAGGCCTTGCCGTTCGTCTTGTTTCCGTTTTGATCCACGGCCGTGCCCCACTGGTTGAACGGACAGGTTGCACACTCCTGGCATCCTCCGGCCCACGGCACGTTCGCACCTTCCGGGGCAAAACCGATTTTGCCGTCCATCGACGTGCAATCCGGCGCGTTTCTCTCGCCATCGAAGCGTCTGGACCAGTAGGCGTTCGCGGAATGCTGATCCACCACGACGCCGACCAATTCCTTAGCTACGTCCGCTTCGTCCTCGCCAGGAATTTCAAAAGCGAGATTGCCGCCGCTGGGGAATTTTACTCGCGGAAAATCCGGCGTAATGCCGTCCAGATTTTCCATCATATATTCTTGGACTTCATTCGGCTGGGTCAAGATAGGAAGATTGATCGAAGGATTTACGATTGCAGGGAGATTGTTGCTCATGGTTTGATTCGCTCCTTTGTGGTATTTTTTATCCGCGTCCTCTGCGGACAGCAATTTTTTGTTTTTGGTACACATTGAGCAGTTGCGCGAATTCTTCCGGCAATTCGCCGTTTTCGTCCAGCTCTTTATACAGTGACGTGAGAGACTGCGCGTTCACTTGCTCCTTAACCAAGTCACCGTAGCCGTTTTCCTTGAGCCACGCGAACGCCTCTTCTTTGCATTCGGCCCTGATGCTGGCGTAAGTTTTGACTTCCGGACGGAACGTGCGGCCGGCATAAGTGAATTTTTCCAAGTCTTCCGAGATCATCAGTTCAAAAAGCTGGCGCTCGGTTTCCTCTTCGAGCTTGTTGAGCTCCTTTTCTCGTTCCGAGAGCGCTTCTTTTTCGTCCCGGATCGTGACGAGCCGGTTGGCCAACTCGACGATCGGATTTTGCTGTTGCACTGTTGCTTCCATGTGAATCATCCTTTCATGAATTCTCGCCATCGGTCCACGACCAGATCGGCAACATTCTTCTTTTCCCGCAGCGCATCGTATATGTGCTCATCGACAGTACCTTGTGCAAGCAGATAGATATAGGTTACCGGGTACTTTTGCCCGATCCGGTGAATGCGCGCCTTCGCTTGCTCGTGATTCGCCAGGCTGAAATCCATGCTGTAAAAGATCGCCGTATCCGCCGCAGTCAAGGTGATTCCCAGCCCAGCCGTCTGAATCTGCGCAACAAACACTTTCACTTCCGGATTGGTCTGAAAATCCTGCACGGCTTGGCCACGGTCGGCCTGCTTTACGTCGCCCGTAATCACACGGTACCCGATACCGCGCTTTTCCAGCAGTTTGCCAATCTCTTTGATTTCCGGAATGAACCGGGCAAAGACGACCACTTTCTTGCCGGCGTCTAACAGATCGGTCAGCAGTTCATCAAATACTTTCAATTTCTCGCTCCCGACCCGATGCACAAAGCCATTTTCGTCGGTGACAAAACCTCCGGTCACCTGGGAAAGCCGCAATAGTTTGGTCAACACATTCGCCGCCGTGACCGTGCCGCCGGACAGCTCTGCGATTGCTTCTTTTCGCAGTTCGTTGTAGACGTGGCGGGCGTCTTTCTCCAGTTCGATATAATGCGGTTGCGTGATTTCTTTCGGCAGATCCAGGGCTTCCGCTTTCGTCACTCGAAACGCGATGCTGTGTGCCTTTTTCACCAGTTCGTCGAGTCGCTGGTATCCGACGATCTTTTTCGGTCCTTGCATCGGACGGCTTTTGTCCAGCGGCACCATTTGCGCGTAACGCGCGCGGAATGCCGTGAAACTCCCGCCGAAAATCTCTGGTTGCAGAAACTTGTACTGGCTGTAGAAGTCGAGCGGACTTTGCGTGACCGGCGTTCCCGTCAAAATCATCCGGTATGCCGCCAGCTGCCCGATCCGGTGCAAGCACTTGGACTGTGTTGCCCCTGGCGTTTTGATCCGCTGACTCTCGTCGCAGATGATCATTCCACCGCGGATCCATGCGGCCAGTTCCTTCTCTACTCGCCATGTGGACTCATAGTTGATCACGGCCACTTGCAGTTTGTCGCCGGGCGGAGGCCACTTTTTCAGCGTCTCCGCCTTTTCTTTGCTCGACCCTTGCAGGGCAATGACTTCCGTCGGAAAAGCGGCAAACTGTTTAAATTCTTTCGGCCAGACTGTAACAACGGAGGTCGGCGCCACGACCAGCACACGACGCAAACCGTCGTACTTGTATCGGTGTCCCGCGATGGCGATAGCCGTCAAAGTCTTGCCGCAACCCTGCTCCATAAGTGCAGCGAAATTGGGCAGCGTGATGCCGATCGCAAAAGCACGCTTTTGATGTTCGAATGGTTTGGCCAGGATCGGCATCTCTACATCCGGAACGTTATCACTGTTTTTAATCCGCTGCGCTTCTTGTTCCCGTTCCTCGATGCGCTGTACTGCCCGCACTGCTTCCGCATCGATGGAAACGGTCGGAAACAAACGACGGATATCCTTGACCACTTCCGGTCGGACCGGATACGTCCAGGCTTTTTCTGCGCTGTCCCATTTGTAACCGGGAATGTTTTTCGCAAGCTCCCGATCTTCATAGGGACAACGCAGAATGAGACGTTGATCTTTGATGCTGACTTTCGGAATATGCAATGCGGTAGACATCTCAATCCTCCATCCCCGCTACGACTATCCGCGCACCCATGAAGCGCATGAAGCACACGAAGTCACAGAAGTATTCGCCGCCGCTTTCAACAGCATCATCACCAAGGAAAATTGAGGCGCCGCACGCTTCGCACTTCGCTACGATCGCCGCCGGCTTCTCCTGCGGATCGGGGAGGCCGACGGCAAAACGATCCAAAGATGGAGCCATCTTCACATCCTCCTTGCTCCATCCTACCAACCGTGGTAGAATGTCTGTGATAGGTTGATTTCGCTTAGGTCGCCCTCAGCAGGCGGCTTTTCTTTTTTGCCAGCGTCGCCTGTTCTGCTCGCTGACGTGTGACAGCAGAGCCATGCGTTCGGCGCTGGTCAACATTCGCCAGACTCTCACGCGGATGAACATGCTCGATCACTCCTCGTGGTATTCCCGCAACCGCATAAGCCAGAGTTCCGCCGTCTCCATGTGCGTGATCGCGATACTCTTTTCACGGCAGTTTTCCAGCTCGCGGACGGCTTCCAGGGCGTCGTCGAGTTTTTGCAGTGCGGCTTGTATTTTCTCTTGCACGGTTTGGTCACCTCCTTTCAAGCAGATTTTCCGAATGTCAATTCCCAGCTGCCGTTCTCGACCATCTCCAACCAACGCTCGAACGTGATGCCGTATTTCTCACGCAACCGTAACCTTGCAAATACTCGTCCGAGTCGATCCACCCGGTCGTCGGGGTGCGCGTAGCCATCAGATTCGTAGCAAGGTCTGGGCATCATGCGCGCTCACTTGCCATTTCCAGCTTTTGCTCGTAACTGATCAGCGCGTCTGCGATCGTCCGCGTCGCAAACCACTCTCGCGCTTCTTTCGTGATGAGCTTGGCGCGCCGATCCGCGTCACAGACCTCGCCGATCCAAAAGACTTCCATGCTTACCGCCTCCATCTTCTCTTGTTTTGCTCGCTGGCAAACTCCAACATCGCCAGCCGCTTGCTGTCCGTCAGCGCCATCCAGACTCTGCCTGTCACTTTCACGTGTCGTCACCTCCCTTCGCCTTCATCAACTCTGCCTCCAGCCGCTTCTCCGCCGCGCACAGCTGATATATCGCGATGTCGATGTGATCGGGATCCGCCTGCTCAAACTGCTGCTGGGCGACCTGCCAGGCTTGCAGGGCCGCTTGGTACTCCTTACTCAACGTCTATCACCTCACAATCAGATAAATGAGTCCTATCACGGCCCCTACTACCGCTTAGATCAGCAGTGAGACCAGGCAGCCCCTAAACACCCCTACACCGTCATAGTCATCGTGCATAGCTCTGCCTCCCTCCTCCATCGCGACTTGTAGCCCCTCAGCGTTGATGGCCTGATGCCGTACA